TCATAAGAACCAGCTGTCCAATAGCTACATCCAGAATACCAAGGATGAGCTTTAAAAAGGGTGTAGGGAGGAATATCACGATCGGGAAACATTTTACCTAGTTCTTCCATAATGTACTTACCCAAGGCTTCTTCTCCTTTATGATCCATGATTTTTATAAGATAATCGGCATTATCAGCGTCTGTATATGAAACCATGGCAATTCCTTTCTTTTCATTTATCGGAATGAAATAACGAATTGGACCGGCTGAAACACAGCGTTCAAGACCCGCAAACCAGGGTTTACCATCCTTCAAAGGAAAGACTGCATAGGTCCGCAACAGCGGGCACATAACCAAATGTTTGAGGGCAGGGAAATGACGCGTATCAGGGCATGCTTTTAGAGCAGCTGAGTGGAGAGCAAGTATAACCTTATTCGCATTAAAAACGGTATCGCGACATTTAATTAAAGCTTGCGTTGCACCTTGTGAAAGTCCGATCATTTCATATCCGGTTTTTATTGTGCCGCCGTTCTTTTTGAATTCTTTTACCATTGCGTCTATTAGTTTAGATAATCCGCCGATGACAACAGAATATCCTTTATAGGAGCCCATTTCGCCGTCTTTTGAAAATGCTTTTATAGCGAGGTCTGCACGGAGAACAGATACTTCTGCTCTATAAGCAAAGCCTGACAAAAGGCGCATTGCTTTCGCTTCGCCGTATACACGTTTTAAGAGTTGCTCAAGTGTATGTGTTGCTAGAAGCTCAGCAGGCAAATCACTAATCTCTTTTAGAACGGCTTCAAATATACTTTCAAACCTATTTACATGCGCTGTCCCATCACTTTCAATATACAGCTGTTTATCTGAGAGCGGAAAGGTCTTCAACCCATATTGAGAAAGAAGAGAGTGAACCATGGTATGAGAATCTGATATACGCCCTGCACCAATTTCCCAAGAGAGCTCACCTTTATGATAAGTTACAACACGACCGCCAGTATAGTTATATTTTTCAAGAATACAGACAGATTTTCCTTTTTTAGCCAGCTGGATGCCGCAATAAAGACCGGCTAATCCGGCACCCACAATAACAATGTCAAAGGTGAACATTCTTATTTTGAGAAAAGATAAGTTTTATGTCTCTTTCACCCATTTACTAACAGTTGTAGTATCGGAATGACTTATACGCCCCACAATTTTCTTGTCTTTAATCATTAAAAAGGTGGGAATCTGTCGAATCTCACAAAATCCAGCCGTGTAATCATTCTTATCAATATCGCATTTAAACCAAGTAAAATCTGAATTCTCAGTCATAATGCGATCTAAATTAAGTTTCCTACATGCTCCACACCAGTTTGCCGTAAAATAGACAATCGATTTTACAGGAAGTGGCAGTGCATCTTTTTCTTCTTCAACCCGTCCAATTAAACGTTCAAAAATTTCTTGGTTGTGGAGGGGTATCATCTCTTTTGTCTTCGGAAGGAGGGTAGTCATTTCTGTCCTTTTGAAGTGACATATTTCTTAAGCCGCGAATTCCAGCAATCGCAAAGCCGCCGACTATGAGAAATCCGATGGAGATTAAGAACCAGGAATCAAGTGGCGCAGAAGCGCCACCAACCATTTTGCCGACAGCTTGCTCAGTAGGAAGAACAATCGGCTTAGACATGGCTTGTTGCGCATTCGGACTTAATTTTATTGGCAGAAGAGGTGCTTGCGCCAACTCAGCTAATTTAGTCGGATCAGAAAACGCTGCCATTTTGCCGGCGACTTTCGCTGCGACTTTCGGCACGGCAGCCGCCAAATCGGCTACACCTGATGCTGCTGTAGTAACAGCGCCGACGGTTGACTGGACGGGAGGAACAACAGCACAGGCAGTCGCACTGACAAGGGCAAACGGATCGGGTATACCAAAGAAGCTAAACAATGATCCAAAGAGCCGTGAAAAAATCGTCCCGCTTGGTTTTCCCATTTCTTCCAGAACGCTCGGCTTTGTAAAGTTGGTTGCGAGACCACGAGAATCCATTGTTGCAGTGAAGGGAGGAATACGAGGAACACCTTTCTCAAAACTATCAACAGGATCCCACAATACAGTACAAAATTCAAAGATATTCCAAAGAAACAATAATGGGATGGTAAAAAACAGAATGGTGAGAAAAAACTTCGCAATTCCGCCATTCATATCTCCAGCCAGAAAACTGGAGAGACCAAAGGGCGCAAAGAGAGTCATAAAATATGCCATAAAGAAAGAGATTGACATGAAACTTTCACCCTGGGGTAAATCATCTTTGGATGGAACAAATAGATTCGTTACACGATTAAAAAACTTATAGGCTAGACCGGAAGGACCAAAAAGAGGACGACTTAGTCCATATTCTTCAATATATTTCCTGTCTCCAAACACTTGCATCATATCATAGAAATACCAGAGACCAAACGTGAAAATATTGATTAGAGCCTTCTGAACAGCCGTTTTGGGTGAAAAGAAAAGAAGCTGATCTATGCCAAAAAATCCAGTGAGTGGAAACACGGCGAGACAGACATAGAAAATAAAGGGTAACGAGGATCCCTCCCAGTAAGAACCATGTGTATACGGAAAATTATTTTTTGCTTCCGACTTCTCCTCGGACATACTACTCTAAGGCTAGATGTTCCGCTTTCCAATTGGTAAGCGCAGATTTACAAGGTATTTATCAAAGTCGGGGGGAAAGGAGATATGATTAAAGAACTCGCTAGGATTTACATTTTTTCCAGGTATATAAACAGAAACTTCGTCATTTTTTTGAATTCTTAATCCGGTTGCATCAAAGTCGAGGATAATAACCGTCTTATCTGATTGTAGATACAATTCAAAGTCATACAAGGCAAATCCTTTTTCCCACATTTCTTCCCATAGCCAAACAAGCTCTCGTATAAGTGCTCCATCATTTGGTATCCAGACAGGTTCATCAGTATTTACATATTCCATCTCATACTTTAAGAGATCATTGCTCAAGGCGGGCGTTTTTAAAACTATGTATCTAGGCTGACTAAGAATTTCTTCTATAAAGGAGTGAATTCGCCTCTGCGCCACCGTATCATGTGTCTTAGAACGTCGTTTTCCGATTTTTACAACACCAAAGGGTGTTCTAAAAATCTTACCATGGGCTCCTTCGTTAACCTCCTCGCCGTCCATTAATGATACATTCTTTACAACTGTATTCTATTTCAATTTTACACGCCTCGACCACGTCTTGACGCATATTGCCTCATGTTTTCCTGTGCTTGTGGCATAGACACCTGGTACATCACTGTAGTGCCGCTATTCTCTTCACCAGAAACGCCATATAGTGCGCGCATTTTCTGTACAGTGTTCGCAGTACCCTTTGATGTTTCAAGTTTACGAAGACGACGAGCATGGATTTGTCTTCTTTCATAAACTCTACGCACAACAAATCCAATAATAATAGCAGCAACTGTACCAACAATACCCCCAACAATAGATGCTGTATTCGCATTCGCAGCTGCTGTTGCCGCCGCTGCCACCGCTGCTAGATCAAGGCTCGCAGCAGGTGTTTGAGAAGGTGTTGGCGTAATACTTACAGTCGATGTAAGCGAGGGCGTTGTTGAAATCGTTGGTGTTAAAGATGAACTTAGACTGGGCGTTGTGCTAGCTGTTATAGAAACCGTTGGGGTATTAGAAGCTGTTGCGCCTGTCGATAAAGAAGGGGTTGGTGTAGGTGTTACACTGGACGACGGAGTCGCCGTGCGACTTGGTGTTGGCGCAAGAGCAATGACAAACGACACTGAAGAGCCAGTATAAGGAGCCACACCAGTTCCAGTTCCTTGAACACTAATTTGCGCTGTGTAGGCTGTGCCTCCAAATCCACCTGTGAATGTTCTGGGTAAGACGTAATTTACACTCATATTTCCTTGCGCAACAATTCCAGTTACAGCTGTTCCTACAGTTGTACCACCGCCGCCACCACCACCACTACTTCGTACAGTGACTGTCGTAAGACCAATTTGTGCTTCGCCTAGACCACGCCAGACAATAGTCATATTTCTGTCATCAGATGTAATAGATGCTCCTGTTGTTATAGTGCGGTTGCCATCATATATAGACACAGCAGTAATTTTACTTTGAAGAATGGTGATGTTTGGTATCAGACCATAGACAGAAGGATTCGTCACAGTTGCTAACGTCAGAGGTACATTTGTAGCCAACGAATTTGCACTATCACTAAGGCGTAGACCAAATGTTCCTGCTGTTGAATTGACACCGGAGCCGGTTGTAAGGGTTCTTACACCACCAGCACCAACATAACTAAGGCGAAGCCATTCATCCGAGTTAATGTCACGTGTAGTCCAATTGAGAACTAGGGTCTGTCCAGTATAGAAGGTATATCCACTTTGATCCCATTCAAGATTCACGGGTGCCGTTAACAAAAGGCTAGGAAATCCGGCGTTTATACACGCATCAGCATATCCAAATCCAGCATGTAGAGTTCCACACGGTCCGCTTGTTTGATCCACGAGGCACCATTTGCTTGTTCCATTGTTCCAGTCCACCTTAGACGAGCATCCTGCCGCCACGGACACAGAGGAATTGGGAGCCGTGATTGCAGTCTTTGTAACTACACATGCACATCCATTATCGCTTTGTACCGTGCCAACAACATATCCTATCATTAAGTTAATCATCGTAAGTATTTTCACAGATAACATTTGTTCTTATCCTACCAATGTTTGACAGAATAAGAATTTCAAATTTTCTACCCCAAAATTAAATTGTAAATAGCAATCCACCAAATCCATCCACTACACGAAATACGTTGTGATTTGTTGCATATACGCGCGCCGTGCAGTTACCACGAGCTGGAGTTGTAGCTTGATTCAATGTTATTTGTAAAACAAGATTATCAATTCTGCTTGCATTCAAAGAGCCACTTGGCTGTAACTCTTCAGGTTTGAGAGCAAAACTGTATGTGTAGATGAAGTTATCGTTAGCTATAACTGTATGATGCTGCCACGCCTGAACAAGACGAAAATATCCGGCATCTCTTTCTTTGAACCGATCCATACCATCAAGTTGCAATAAGGCAGTCGATAACATATCAGTTCTCACACCAGTTTCACTGATTGATAAGCTACTGTAGTTAAAATATTCGTGATTGGTATCCATTAAATCGCGCTTTATTACCCAAATAAGTTCTCGGATTGGGTGATTGAACTCGAGGCGAAGGGGAACACTCGTTACAGTAGCAGGAATACCAAGTGCTGATGTATATTGTACTTGCTCAATAAGATATTCGTGTGATGTGCTTACAAAACGACGTCTTTCTTCTACATCTAAATAGACATAATCACCATATAACATCAATGATGTTATTTTTGCTGGGTTCACGGTTGTTGTATCACAATTAATTATAAGCTCACCACTGTAAAAGAGTTGCTGTAGCGGTCTTAGTGTTATGTTAATACGAACAGGATGATATTGGAGTGCCAGAAGTGGTAAATATAAACCAGGGTTTTTGTTGAACCAGAACTGAAGGGGAATATAGAGTTTTAGAGGACCGGGTAGTGTTCCTGTGGGTGGAACATATCCATCAACTTTTCCAATCATATCGTAAAATCCAGCTTTCTTTTCACTAGTCGTTGTAAGATTCGACCAAATTTCCATCCACTCGCCTGTTTGTTTATCAATTTCCTGTTCACCAACTTCGATACTGATTTCCTGTATAAGTGCATGACCTATTGCATTCACATAGGATGTTGCTGAACCATTTGATGAAAGATAAATAGCAGGTAGGGTAACTTCAAGGAAGACGGGACCGAGTAGATCTCCACGACGAGGTATAAGACAGGAGAGTCGTTTACCAAAATCGGGATCACCATCGAAATACATAGGCTGACTTTCTACAGCAAAATTTGTATACCGCCGATATACCATTTTGAACCAGGTAATTTGAGGATTTCCACTGAGAAAAACGTCCTGCTTTCCCATTGCGATAAGTTGTAATAAGCCACCACCGCCTGTCATACTACCAGAGGAAAAGATATATGATTGCGCTTGATACGCATAAAAATAA